GCTATTTCCGATGCCTTCAGTTCTGCCAGCAATGCAGTCATGAGTGCATGGAATGGAATTACTGAATGGTTTGGCGGGATTATGGACTCCCTTGCCGAGATGGCTTCTTCTGCAGGAAGCCGGATTTCTTCCAGTTTCCAGAGCTGGGTAAATGGTAAGGCGGCTGCTTTAGTATCCGATGATGGTTCACAGGCCGCTGTAGGCGACATGAACTTTGCCGGTGGCCTTACTCTCATGAATGAACATGGCGGTGAACTGGTAGATCTTCCAAGTGGCAGCCGTATTTATCCGGCAATGGAAACCCGTCAGATTATTGACAGGGAAGTCCGGAACGGGACGTCTGCAGGACCTTCCGTCAATGTAACCGGTAATACGTTCATGGTTCGTGAAGAAGCGGATATCGACAAGATTGCCTATGCTATCGCTAAACAGGTAGCCATGGCGGAAGCAAACTATGGAGGTGTGTGATTATGGCATCTGCATGGGGTGCTATCGGCACCTTGATTAATGTGGCTTCGATTCTTTTCGGCGGGGGAACCCCTCGAAGGCAGGTCATCCTTACCTGTGAAGGCGAAAGGATGATCCTGCCGGTAACCCCTCGTGAATATTCTGTGAGTACTGGTCAGGGGAACAAGGTCATAGAAGTCGAGCAGCTGGGAGAAGCTCTTGTATTCGGGCTTCCTTCAGCTGTAAAGATTTCCTTTGAATGCTTTTTTCCTAATCAGGAGCACAACTATCCTTTCGTTGTAGGCGATGATAAGGATCCAACGACACTGGTTCAGACCATTATCAAATGGAAGGAATCAAGGAAACCGGTACGTGTCATTATTACCGACTCGCCGGTGAACATGATGGCCGGTATCATGAGCTTCAACTACAAAGAGCAGGATGGTTCCAGAGATATTTACTATTCTATATCCTTTACGGAATACAAGGACCTGAATACGCCGCAGGCTAATAATAACAAGCAGATTAACGATGATACAGGTTTGAAGAACCGGCCTTCTCCATCTATCAGGGCTGACGGAGCTTCTAAAATTTCCAACGGCTCGGATATTGTTGATGCAGCCAGAAAGGTATACGGCACGGCCAATAAATGGCGCAGGATTGCCAAGAGTAATGACCTGAAGAATTTAGCCATCAATAACGTTTCGAAGCTCAGGGGGTTGAAGATGAAATGATTATCAAGCATCAATCCCGGGCTGACGAAAATGGTAAACAGGAGCTGACGGATATCACAAAACTGGTTACCCGCATCGAATGGTCCGGCTCCCGCCTGCAGGCGGCAAGGCGTCTTCAGTTCGATATGATTCAGGACACCAGGGACCCAAACCTTCCAAACCATCCAATCGATAACGGCGAAACAATCTTTGCCTATGACGAGGATGGGAACTTGCGATTTCAGGGCAACGTCTACAGGATTGAAAAGGACGTGCAGCAGTCAAAGCTGTCTGTGACGGCCTATGACAACCTGTTTATCCTGAACAAGAGCAAGACGACCCGCAAATTTGATTCTATGGCAGCAGAAGATATCATTCGTGTTGTGTGCGGAGAACTGGGTATTAAAGTGGGCGAAATGGTGTCCATGGGCGTGCCTGTATCCTTCATCGCTGTAAGGAAATCCGGATACCAGATTATCCTGATGGCCTTGACTGAGACGTCGAAGAAGACGGACAAGAAATATGCTGCCGTTATGAAGGGCGATACGCTGTCGGTTATTGAAAAAGGAACACTGGTAGAAGGATATGCAGCCAATGCTTTCAACAACGTCCTGAATGGCCATTATTCCGAAAGCATCGAAGATATGGTCAATCAGGTGATGATTACCGATGCAGAAGGCAATGTGATCGGCTACCAGTCCAATGATGACCAAATCCAAAAGTACAGCATGATTCAGGACGTGTACAAATCGAGCCCTAAAGCCAATGCCCAGGAAGATATCAAGACCATGCTGAAAGGCCCGGACAGGGCAGGCGTGATTGAATGCCTGGGAAATTATGACGTCATGGCTCCGTATTCCATCCAGATTCAGGAACAGCTCTTCAAGGGCCAGTTCTGGATTAAAAGCGACACCCACATATTCGAAGGCGGTATCCATGTGATGAAGCTGGAGCTTGAATTCGAGAACCTGATGACTGAAGAGGAGGCAGGCCATGGCTGATAAGATACCAACCCTTGAACAGTCTGCCGCCAGCATGGTTAAGCTGATGCACACTGCAGGCAAGGCAGAACAGGTACAGATGGCGCAGATCGGCGTCGTTCTGGCTCCACCTCCTAATATCGTGGTGGAAGTCAACAATATCCAGCTGACGAAAAACGATATCTTTATTTCCGAATACCTGCTTCCCTGGTACAAGCGTCATGTAGTGGGCGAGACAAGCTACAGGGGAGGCGGTTCCGGATATGCAGAGTACCAGAGCCATAATCATCCCATTGATAATGATGAGACATGGACAGACACGCTGGTTCCCGGTGACCTGGTATTGGTCATCCCACTGGAGGGCTCTGCATCACTGGAAGGAAACCAGATGTATGTCATTGCAGACAAGGTGGTGAGATTGTCATGAGTGAAGCTTTTCCATTCGTAGGCGCCAGTGATGCGACTATCCAGGCGGCATCGGAAGAAGAAAATCTGCCCCTGTTTAAGGAATATGCATGGGATTTCGATAACAACTGCTTTCTGTATGATGCTAATGGTAATCATATCCTTCAGGAAGGCAATGAGGCCATCAAGACATGGATTTACAAAGCTCTGGCTACCGAGAGATACCGGTATCTGGCTTATTCATGGCAGTACGGCATCGAAGTTAAGCCTTTTATCGGTCTTGTCATGGGCGTGAGTGAGCGCATTAGTGAGTTGAAGCGTATCATTACGGAATGTCTCATGGTGAATCCCTATATCAAGAGTATTGATAATATTTCCTTCAGCCAGACGGGCACGAAAGCTTATGTCCAGGTTGATTTGACAACGATTTATGGGGAGGTGAGCGCTTAATGTATACAGCCAGAGAACAGGCGGATATCCTTAAAGAGCTTCAGGAACAGAGTGCAGTAGATGCCTCAAAGATCGAGGGCACTTTCGAATATGACGTCTTTGCTTCTAATGCTTTTGAATTTGCAAAAACGGAAGTCGAGCTGGAGCAGGCGCTGAAGGCTGCTTTTGCTGATACGTCATGGGGTGAATACCTCACAAAAAAGGCTGCCGAGTTTGGTGTGGACAGGAAGCCTGCAGTCAATGCCGTGGGTGTAGTTACCGTATCCGGCACAGCAGGCGCAGTTATCCCGCTGGGGTCTATTTTTTCGACGGACAATAAGACTTATTTTGCGACGGTGGAAGCGGTGACTATTCCTAATAATGGGAAAGTTGACGTCAAGGTCCAGGCTCAAATCGCAGGATCTGCAGGGAATGTAGGTGCCGGGACGATTGTAAAAATCCCCATGTCGATTCCCGGTGTCAATTCAGTTACTAATGCTGAAGCAACTTATGATGGGTTTGATGAGGAATCGGATGAATCTTTACTTAAGCGTTATTTAATCCACGTGAGGACACCGGCGACTTCGGGGAATGTGAATCATTATAAAGAGTGGACGCTGTCTGTCGCAGGCGTCGGTGCTTGTCAGGTCATTCCGTTATGGAATGGGAATGGTACTGTCAAAATCTTCGTAACTGACGTAAATAACAACGCTGCCAGTGCTGATTTACTGCAGAAAGTAGCAGACTACATCGAAACGGTAAGGCCTATCGGCGCTACTGTTACCGTGGCAGCGCCTTCTTACCTTAAAATCAACGTTTCTGCCAACGTTAAGGCGAATACTGAATATGCCCAGACTTATAAATCAGTATTGAAAGAAGCTCTTTCGGAATATCTGAACAACAGCACTTTCGATATCGGTTATGTGTCTATTGCCCAAATCGGCAAAGTTATGCTGAACTCCGGAGCTATTTCTGATTACGATTCTTTGAAAATCAATAACGGAATCAGCAATATCAGCCTTGCGGATGGGCATCTGCCAAGGCTTGGCACGCTGGAGGTTACCGCATCATGAGTGACCTTTTAAGAACAGGAACCGTTGATATTTCCAGATATCTTCCGGAATTCCTTCAAAAGGATGGCCACTTTCATGCCATCTGTACGGCCAGCTCCTTCGAACATGAGAAAATCCGGCTGGCTCTTCTGGACCTGCTGGACCAGTTCTTCGTAGAGACCGCTACATGGGGGCTCGATCTCTGGGAACGAGTGCTGGCCCTTAATACTGACTACAATGATGACTATAAGGTACGCCGCAAAAGGATCATTGCGAAAATTCAGGGCATGAGCATGAGTACGGTAGAGTTTATGAACAGGCTGGTGCAGGCTTATGGTGAAGGCTATGTAGAAGAGCATAACGATAAGTACTATTTCAGCATTTATACTACAACCACTGATGTCAATGAAATTAAAAGGATGAAAGAACAGATTGTTTACTACAAACCGGCCCATCTGGGAGTCAACTTCTATCTGGGGTACTCCTGGAACGGCCATATTAATTTTGACGGTAAATATACCTATGGCGCTTCTTCAACGCTTTTGGAGGACTAACTTATGGCATATAACGATAAATGGAAAAAAACATTTCCCGCTTCCGTAGGTAATGCGGTCAGGCCGGATAAACCGGTAGAAAACAATCTGGCCTACGAATCAGACGGATTCCCCCAGTTCATCACGGAAGACCCTGTCCACGCGGACAAGCAGAACGCTTTTCTTAAACAGCTTTTTTCCAACGACGAACGGTTGAAAGAAAGTATCGCAACAAACAAGGAGGCTGCTTTTGATGATTTGACGAACCATAACAAGAATGCCACAGCTCATGCGACAGGCATCGCGGGTAATGCGGCTACTGCCACAAAGCTAAAAACAGCCCG